TTTGACGCTTATGTTTTAACCCACCCTTGAAAGTAACCCATGATTATTGAAACCACACCTGAGCAAATCGACGAGAACTACGTTATTGAAACCACACCTGAGCAAATCGCCAAGCATTATTCCGCAGCTATGGACAGTGTGAACCTGATTAACGCACTGAAAGCAAAACCTGTTTTGAATGCCGAAGAGACAGGCACGTTGGCACGCAATCAAGAGCATCTGGAATTGATGTTGGCTAAAGAGTATTGGACGACAGAAGACCTGACGCCGCTGCAAAGCGCCGCTGCGTAAACGCCGGGTTTTAAATCATAAAGTAAATAAACCATGATATCCCTGCTGTTCCTGCTACCCCTGTATTCTATTTGGGTGCAGCACGAGCGAGGTGGGTTTTGGCGACATTTATGGTTGGTGGCTCTCGTTGCTGGCCCAGCAGACATCTTGCTTAACTACACTGAACTTGCGCTGCTCACTGGCGATTTTCCTAAAAAGGGGGAATATACGTTCTCCAAGCGTTTGTCCCGACTATCCAAAGAGGCGGGATTACGCGGTGATGTGTGTTATTTTATTTCCAAGGTTCTTAACAGAATAGCCCCTTCGGGAATTCATATTAAATAGTGCCTGTTGTAATAGTTGTTTTTAATACGGCTATTACTTCAGCATTGCCTATCTAACCTTAAACCAAGAGGGCCTTATGGACTTCCAAGAAATACTAAAGATATTAATGACCAGCGGCCTCTTGGTCATTGGCTGGTTCCTCCGAATTCTCTGGTCAGCTACCCAAGAGTTGAAGGTTGATCTAGGTAAGCTTCGAGAGGTATTGCCGATAGAGTACATCCGAAGAGACGACTTCAAAGAATACCGGGTTGAGGTACTCTCTGTGCTACATCGAATAGAAAACAAGCTGGACAGTAAGGTAGACAAATGAACCTTGCCAGACAGCTTAACGACGAAGAGGGCCGAGTCAAGTTCGCCTACAGGGATCACCTAGGCTACTTGACTATCGGCGTTGGTCGCCTGATAGACAAAGATAAGGGCGGTGGTCTGTCCAACGACGAGATCGACTACCTGCTCAACAACGATATCGAAGCTAAGACATCAGAGGTTCTAGAGTCGTTGCCTTGGGTTGCCGACCTAGACGAGCCACGTAAGGCGGTCATCATCGGTATGGCCTTCCAGATGGGAACAGCTGGGCTGCTCAGGTTCAAGAACACCTTAGCCGCAGTACGAGCCAAGCGGTACTCAGCTGCTAAGGAGGGAATCTTAGATAGCCTGTGGGCTCGACAGACACCAGCCCGTGCTGAGCGAATGGCCAAACAGATGGAGACTGGCGTCTGGCAAATGAAAGGATGACGTATGGATTGGTTAAAGACACTGGTGCCCTTGCTGGGAACAGCTCTGGGTGGCCCCCTCGGTGGGGCAGCTGCATCGTTCATCGCGAATAAGCTCGGGATCGAGGATACCACGATTGAAGCTGTGAGCGAGATCCTCACCAGCGGTAAGATGACGCCTGAGCAGATCTCCCAGGTAAAGCTGGCTGAGATCGACTTCAAGAAGTTCCTCGAAGAGAACAAGATCGATGTGATGAAGCTGGAAGTTCAGAATACCCAAGGCGCGAGGGACATGCAGATGTCGATTCGCAGCTACGTTCCTGCTTCGTTGTCCGTCATGGTCACCTTTGGATTCTTTGGTATCCTAGCAGGTATGATGACGGGTTCTTTGTCAACTGTAGCTAACGAGCCGATGTTGATTATGCTTGGAGCCCTGGGCGCGGCCTGGGGGTCAGTCATCAATTACTGGTTTGGGTCGTCTAGCGGTAGCGCGGATAAGAGCAAGCTGCTGGCTACGAGGGCGTAAGAGTCGGTACCTATAGGGGTCTTGCCATTGTACAACAGGAGGCGCATGTATAGGTATCATAACAGAAACAAAACGGAGGTGTCTAGTGGTAGAGCAGATTAAGGAAATTGGTCGGGGCGGTCTCAATACAGATATACCCCAAATGCTGGTGCCTCTAAATACATTCACAGATTGTTTGAATGTCCGGTTCGATGATGAGTCGGTACAAACGATTACAGGAGAGACTACGGGTCGGGTCGTCAGCATGGCCCCTGACTATGGAATCCATTGGCAGAGACCCGATCAAGGTTATAACATCTTCGCTAAGAACGGGGATATCGTTCGGGTAGACTCAGCGGGTGGATCCTCAGTTATGCTCGCTAGTGTGGATGCTAAGTACAGCGCTTCGGATTGGCAAGGTACTAAGTTTAACGGTGGGTTCGCTATCGTAGTGAACAACGGTAAGTCCACTCCGTTGTACTGTTTGTATGGGGACCCAGCTGCTGGGTCAACCTTCCAAGAACTTCCCGGTTGGAACTACCTCGGTGGGTTAGTTGTCACGGCCAAGCTGATTCGGTCGATGAGCTACTCTTTGGTAGCCGCCAACCTCACGCTAACCGAAAGCGGCATCATTACTTCAGCACCGGGTACGATCCGTGTCTCAGTGCAGGCGGCTACTGGCGGTATCCCGCAGGTATGGCAACCTGGCACCACTACGGACACAGCTGACGAGTTCGAGCTCAGTTCAACTAGCCCGGTCCTGGATATGCTTGAGCTGAGGGGTAACATGTTTGTCTACTCCCAAGACTCAATCAGCATCCTCTCTATCGGGCAGACCACCCGCGTTTCCCCCTACTCTAAGACCTACGGTATCCTTAACACCGACTGTGTTGCTGAGTATGATGGTAACCACTTCGTTGTCGATCGGAATGACATCTACTCCCACAATGGCTCTGGCGCCATCACCTCGCTGGCTGACTTCCGTGTTCGAAAGTACTTCTTCCGTAACCTTAACCAAGCGGCTATACCAAAGGTGCATGTGGTACGAAACCTGTTCTACAAAGAGATCTGGATCTGTTACCCAAAGGGGTCCGCGACTAACTGTACTGAAGCCTTGATATACAACTACAAGAACAACACATGGACCAAACGTACCCTAGCCAATGTAAGCTATTCCTTCACAGGGCCAGCCAACAAGTCTTCCGCGTTTCAGTACGGGAAGGAGGTCGTCTACATGACCACCAACAGCACCCAGACGTTGGTCACTGACGATGTGTATACTATGTGGAATGGTACGGAACTAGCGTCTTATGTGTCATACGCGGAGAAGCTTAAGATGAACACAGGGGATACCTCTGGGGTGGCGTTTGTCAATAGCATCCACCCGGTGTTCGACAGTGTGCCTGCCCTTGGTAATATCACAATTAGGGTATCCGGCCAGAACAACTATGTCGACAATGCTGACCTGAGCGTTGCTTCCTCTTCAGACTTCGTATTCACGCCCGACTCAGCGGTATCCCAAGGGTACAAGGTTGACCCGCGTAAGACTGGTCGGGTTTTAAACTATCGCATCACAGCGTCTGGCCTCTGGAGGCTTGCTACGTTTGCATTTGATGTGGCACAAACAGGGAGGCGTTAATGTTGAATCCACCTATCACGGGTATACCAGAGCTTGACAGCTACCTTTATCAGCTGCAGTTGGGCGGCAATGAGGCTGCTGGGGTTACACCACCTTCGGGCGGTAATGGTGTTGGGTTCCCTAACCAGTACCTGCATGTTAAGTACGCCACATCTAATACTGGCGCTGGTTTTAGCAATTCCCCAACGAATGCCACCTACTTTGGTATATTTAGTAGCGCAGCGGCTACCGAGTCCACCAACGCCACGGATTACACCTGGGCGCTAACTACTGGTTTCGGAGTATCCAATTACCTGTACTACCTCCTGTTAGGTGGCCGACAGATTAAGTTTGCTGTTGCGGCGACCGCCCCGAGCTACAAGTGGGTTGTGGATAGCGGTTCTGCGATTGACCTGGATGTTCTTATAACAGACAACGTAATCAACACAGATGATCTTGTTGATGACTCTGTTGTTGCCGACAAAATAGGACCAGGTGCAATTACAACCGACAAGATAATAGCGGCGGCTATTACGGAGCTTAAAATAGCTGCAAACGCAGTAACAGCCACCAAGATAAACGTAGCTGCACTTGACCAAGCCCTCGGGGACTTGCGAGCCGACACAGTGTCTGCCGCGCAGATAGCCACTGATGCCGTTACGAGTATTAAAATAGCTGCAGCAGCTGTTACGGCCAACAAGACTGATATAGCTGCTCTAGACGCTGTAAGTGGAAATCTAAATACCAACACAGTGTCTGCAGCTCAGTTGGTTACTGATGCCGTTACGAGTATTAAAATAGCTGCAGCAGCTGTTACGGCCAACAAGACTGATATAGCTGCTCTAGACGCTGTAAGTGGAAATCTAAATACCAACACAGTGTCTGCAGCTCAGTTGGTTA